CGGTAAGGGTGTGTGCCGGGTAGAAACTGATACGGCTGCGGGGTTAATCATAGGCCCTGGTTCGCAGAATGTTTTTGTAGAGGGAGATAAGGTATCTTTGCCGGGAGATGCCATTACATCTCATGGAAAACCCCCTCACTCTGCTCCAAGCACGGTTGCGGGGCAATCTAAAGTAACTGCTGGAACTGGTTTTGCTGGAGATACTGAGTCTACAGGAGATGCGCCTAAGCCTGATCTTGAAACGACCTCTTTTGCAGCTAGTCTATCTATTCTTAATGCTTCTGGTCAAGGACATTATCCTCCCACAAATATGCATGATGCCTATCATTATTGTAATCCTGACGCAACTGGTTTACACATAGACCCCGACTACGATCCCCCGCCAACTGTAACCTATTCGTATACTGTCCAAAATAATGGCAACGATACTGCACAACCTTTTGTTGTAGGCTTCTGGAGATTCTTAGATGCTGAGAATGCCCCTAGTGAAGCTATTCTTACTCTGGATTCTCTCGAATTCTACCCAGAAGTGGAGTTACTGGGTCCATGGCTCCAGGAACCTCCTATTCAAATACATTCCAGTATAATGATCTATATTATACTGATATAGGTACTTATGCGTTTGGTGTTTACGCTGATATTTATAATACAACAACAGAACCAGATGAGAAAAATAGTGCGCCCACACTTATTATCACTGTAACTAATAGTTGTTGGTAAAAAAAGTTTTCACAAAATATAATCACCATTAGTACATAATAAGGAAGGAATTAGTTATGAAAGTTGTAAAAAATGATAGTCTTCAAACATTCGCTGTTTACTTCAATACCGAGAAGGGTTGTAAGGAGAGATACATGAAGCCGGGGGAAAGTATCGTAGTTCCTGATAGCTACATTACAGAACAGATTAGAACTATGCATAGACGCAGAGTTTTTAAGATTTCCAACGCTTAGGAGATAAACAATGGTAAATTATGTGAGCCCGGGTGTTTACACCATAGAAAAAGATATTTCAGAGTATGCGCCTTCAATTAATACTTCTATTGTTGGAGTAGTCGGCTTTGCTTCTAAAGGTCCAACCAACAAAGCTACGCTTATTACTAGCCAAAATAACCTTCTTAGAACTTTTGGTGAGCCTTTTGAGGCTATAACTGGTCAAGGTCTTGAGGGTTCGCTTGAAATATTAGAACAAACTAATAGTCTGTACTATGTACGGGCTGCTGCTAGTACCGCTACTGATGCTTCTGCAACTATGATTATTGGTTCTTGTCCTGTTGTTATTGTTTCGGGGGCAGGTGATGTAGCTGACATGACAGCTAATGGTTGGGGAGTTACGAGTGGCCTTACATTAAGAATTCAAGTTTATGATAATGCCGGAGTTGCCCAATTCCCTGATAATGATAGTGGAGGTAAAGATTTTATTATTCCTGCTAATACTGCTACCGATCAAGCCGAAGCTATTAGAAAGATCGTTGGGGGAGGTTTAGATGCTGACAAAATTGGTTGCTTCTTTGATGGGGCGAGGACTTCTACTGCGGATCCTACGGGATTGGCTTTGTCAGGTGCAATCGTTGGCTCATTCGCTGGGTCTGGTGCTTCTATAGGTGTTTCTGCGGTAAGTTCAACTACAGCAACAGGAACTAACTTCCCAGGAACTGCCGGTGTTTCTGCTTTAGCAGCAACTGTTCCTGTGAGTGCAACGACTAATTTTGGTATTTCTGGGATAATGGTTTCTGCTGTAAGAGTTTATGGTGGTACTGTTCTGGATACAGGAACTGACTCTGCTGCTTATTCAATTGAATCTCTATACCCTGGTACGGGCTATAATGGTGGGACGGGGACTGATGGAAATGCTAGTGGCAATAGTATTACTGTTAATGATTTAGGTTCACAAAACTTTAATGTAATTGTTAATGAAAATGGTACGGCTGATGAAACTTTCAAGTGCAGTTTCGTTGGGTCTGGTTCCTTTATTGAGGAAGTAATTAACACTGGTGAAACAAACACCACATCCAACACTATTAAAGGAAACTTGATTAAAGATGATGCTGATGCTACCGCAGCAGAATTAACTGATTATACTGGTCTTTTATCTACTCTTATTGGAGATACTAATTTTTCTGTAAGGTATCAATGGTTAGATCCAGCGACTAATGATGATGGTACTGGTACTGCTCTTGCACACACCAAAGTTTCTATTAATGCTTCTAGATTCAACAAACTGATTCCTGCTACGAGTACTAACATGTTTAGTGGAACAAATGGTGCTGAGTCTGGGACCGCTGCTACTGCTTTGATTGGGGATGCTGCTACTGATCCTAAGACTGGTATGCAAAGTCTTGATGATCAAACATTGAATATCGGAATAGCTCTTGTTCCTGGTATCGCTACGCAAAGTGTTCAAAATAATCTCATTACTCTTGCTGAAACTACTCAAAGCTTCTTAGCTCTTGTTGCGCCTCCTTATGCGGTTGGAACTGTTCAAGATGCTATTGATTGGACAAATGGTAAGTCTTCTAGCACTGCTGGGTCTCGTACTGCCGCCATCAATAGTTCTTACGCTGCCGTCTACTGGCCTTGGGTAAAAGTTTTTAGTGTTTTTGATGGCAAAGACCGTTGGTTAGATCCTTCAATCTATGGTGCGCGTCAGATGGCTTTCACTGATGCTGTAGCAGATAGCTGGTTCGCTCCTGCTGGATACCGAAGAGGTAGACTCACAAAGCCGACTGAGGTAGAAGTCAAACTGAACCAAGGTGATAGAGACAGTCTTTACAGTGGGGGAAATGTGGTTAACCCAATCGTATCCTTCCCACAACAGGGCATTACAATCTTTGGTCAACGAACTACTCAACGCAGCCCAACGGCTCTTGATAGAATTAATATTCGTAGACTCATGATCTACATTCGCAAGGTTATTCTTCTTGCAACGCAGAGATTTGTATTTGAACCAAATGATGAGTTCACTTGGTCACAAATTGAAGGTGTTCTTAATCCCTTCCTCGATGATATTCGTAGAAGAAGAGGTATCACCGAGTTCCGTGTTGTTTGCGACGAGTCGGTTAATACTCCGCTTAGAATTGATCGCAACGAACTTTGGACTAAGGTTCTCATTAAGCCTACTAAGACTGCTGAGATCCTCATCTTTGAAATTAACCTGACCAATCAATCGGCTCAGTTAGGGAGCTTATAAGGAACTAATAAATGGCAACCTCATATTACAAGACTAAATACGGAAGAGACTTTACCCCAGGTAAGGGTCTTCCTACGATCTCTACTGAACTAGATTCGGTAAGGGCTTATCAATTCGAAATTCATTTCTTTGGATTACCTGATGATGTTTCGAATGAACCTGATTTAACTTTAGCCGCTAAGAAAGTTGGCGGTTTAGAAATGAAAAACGAAGCTATCGTTATTGACAGAGTGAATGATAAGGTTTTCTATCCTGGTAAGACTACTCCTGGTGAGCTTACTGTGGACTTTGATAACCTGTATCTCAGAGAAACCGCTGCTGATCTGTACCGTTACTTCCGTCATACTTATGATCCTCTTACTGGAGAAATGACGAAGAGTGCCCAACCTGGAGGTATTGCTGGTAAGACTTTTAAAGTTAATAAAGTAGAGGTGGTTATGCTCGATAATACTATGACCCCGCACTCAACGGTTGAGCTTTATGGGGTGTACCCAACCTCTTGGACTGCTTCTGAGTTTAACTATGCAACAAACCAGTTCCACCAATTAACTGTGAACTTCAAGTATGATTTCATGAATGTATGGTCCAGTCTGACGATACCAACAGACTGGGCCTGTTATGCTTATCTATAATGTAATATGGACTATTTTTCGGAATTATTGAAGAGCTACGATAAACTTAAGAAGAGAAAGTTTAAGCTTACATATCTTATTGAAGCGCAAGATAAGAAAAAGAAAAAAGAAGATAAGCCAGAACCTAAAACTGATGCTGCCACTCTTCAAAAAGCTCAACAAGTAGCTGATGCTGCTATCAATGATGCCCCTACAATTTCTTCTACAGAAATTGCTACCAATGGTCTCAAGGTAAATAATGTTTTAGGAGAGCCTACTGGATTAATTATTTATAGGAACATAAATAATGGTTCGGTGGGGGTGCAGGGCTTGGGTCCTCAAGGTGGTATCCTGTCCATTGATAAGTATGATACTAGAACTAAAACTGTTAACCGAGTTCCTGATTCATATAACAAGTTTGTTGAGAAACTAGCAGGGGAATCAGAGTTAACAAACACTGCTAAGACT